GACACTTCTTGCAATTCTTCATGGCTTCAATGCACCGACCTCTGGCTTTGCCTCCTCTGGCATAATCACCGTCGGCTCATCTGGCAACTTCAAATTACCGTCCTTGTCCAAGGTGGCCTTGATTCCCAACTTGTTCAATACGGTTATGATATTCGCCTTCTGTAACATATTCGCCAAATGCTGCTGCTCGTTCTTCACGTTAATGTCCGCGAACTGCAACTTCCATGTCTTTATTCCCATCAACTTCATCAAGGGCTTGATGAACCCCATCTCTATACATTGCTGCGTTTCCCTGATAGTCCGGTCAAACAGGCTAATCTGCTCTCCCTCCGCATTCAATCCGCCAACGCCCTGAATGTTGCCCGTCACTATCGGCATCACCCCATAGGCTGCATTAATGTCATTATTAATTCGCTCCATATACGGTAAAGCCATCAACTCATCCATGTTAGGCATGACCGGTACAAACTTGGCCTGACCTGCCGATACACCCTCACCACGGCTGCTAATAATCGGTACAAAGTTCGGATTCCTTCTGGTCTCCTCCGCGATGTACTCTCCTAACCTGTTGAGACTTTCCTCATCATGTCCGGGGATGTCCAAGAATCCTTTGGGTGGCCTTTCCAAACGATAAATCTTGTTTTGGAAATTTTCTATTGCGAGAGCGGTTTCGATTTTCTTGGAAAGACCTATAATTGGCGACTGCCCATACAATCTGGCATTCGCACTGTATTTGTTGAAATGAATAATCTCATCCCTCGCAAACGGAATTTTATCCTTCTCCGTACCTTGGTCATAGAAGTACGCCACCGGCTCTGCCTCAAACCCACCTTCGCCAGTCTCCCCCTTCTCTAACTCCTCACGGGTTACTATATCAAAATACTCGTCCTCCTTAAACTTCCCAAACTCATCCACATGAAACCGCATCTGCTTCGCATCCTCTACCCAAAGCTCCTTTACTAATTTGTCCGTAGAACCCTCAATCCTCTCGTAAACAATACTAACCCAGCAATCATCAAACACCTCGACCTGCCTTATCAGTGCCTTGAAAAACTCACTACCAGTTATGTCTGCATTGCCCCCCGATGGGTCGCGTAGAAGACTCTCCAACATCTTGCGCTCCTCCTTGTCACCCTTGTCGCCGAGGGCGTGGTATTCCCACCCCTTAGCAACGGCTTGTGAAGCTATCCGAGTGATTACAGTTCTAAGATGAGAATACCGGTCAGCTAATTGTTCCAGATAACTCTGGTCCACGGGAGGAAGTATCGAATCCTTGAACGAACCCATACTGCCCATCGCAGAGTAAACCGGAGTCCTTGCCTCCTTCTCCAACTGTTGTGCGTCTCTCGAAATCATCTGCTCCAGCGCGGAGGCCTTGCGGATTGGCTTGCGACGGAATCTATCGTACCATGCCATCTATTGCCTCCAGTGTTTTAATTATCTTATTAAGCCTTTCTCTTTTCTGAATAACATCCAGACTCTTCTTCAATTTCCGGCTCCATCCCTGTCCGGGGTTCCCACCCATCATCTTCCACATTATATATCCTTTACTGGGACGCTTTCGATTATCAAAATTCTCACCTTTAGGGTCCACATCCTCATGCCTGCGATAGTAAGTGTCTATCTTTACCGCAGTCCGATACCCCACGTCCTTCTGGGTCCGTAATCTGTAATTGATGGCCTTGGTTACTTTACCGCCACCATAACCATGCAACGTCCGCAAGGTTCTTCCCTGTCGGGCTTCCTCCTTGACACCACCGGGTATCTTGTACCTATCTTTCTTATCGGCCATGATACTCCCGCACGTATCTTCTAAGTACCGGTTCTATCAAGATACCTGTCGGTACATTCTCAGCTTTAGCAATTTCTTTAAGGCTCGTCTTCGTCTCAGTGCTTATTCCATAAATTTCCAACCGGGTTCTCTTTTTCATAGCTTGGTTGGACTGGATGTATATAGCCGATATATATAACTCTTTCTATATGTATTCCCAACTGGCGTAACTCAAACCCTTTTTGTTTAAATTCTTAATCGCCAACTCACACATCCATAACGCCATCACCGCATCTGGAGTGTGGCCCTCCAATCTTCCGTTCTTCCCGTAAATCAACCTCGCCAGTCCCTCTGTTAACTTTCGCGGTCCCGGTTTGCTCGCCTCACGGATGCTCTTGTGCCACGGGATTGAATACCTCTCTTTTTCAAACTCCAAGGCCAAGCCCGGTATCCCAACGTCGTGACTATGCTTTTCGCGTCCCGTGTTATGCCCTTCGACAGGAAGCCCCGCCAAGTCGCTCGCACTGTGGACCACAAGCCTCTGATAGCCATTCGATTCTATCATTATCGTATCTGGATTAAACCTTTTCGCAAGCTCCCTGATTTTTAACACCTGAGTCTCTAACCAACCACTCCCCGCAGCCATCACCTTGCCTGTCCAGTTGTAAAGCAGCCTACGATGCTCATTCTTTCTATTGTAAGCCACAATAGCATAGCTGGTCTCATCATTCTGAGTGTTCATCCCCACCGCCAAGTCTACGCCCATTACGACGCTTATATCGTCCGTGTAATCTGGCAGCCCCATATCCAACTTGATGTCCAAACATCTCTGTAATACCTCATACGGAATTACCGCACTCTCAGGGTCCAAAGGATTCAACATGTACTCAGACTCGAAAGCTCTACTACCCATGGTCTCCTTCTCCTTGTCGAGCCTCTCCTTATCCCAGTACTCGGGCCACCTTGGGGTGCCATCGTCCTTCAATGCAGGATGCCGAATCACATTCCACTCGCCACTTTCGCTCACCCAGTCGGTAATGTCACCAACCCTCTTTTGGGTTCCGACCAATAACATCTGGGATTTAGGAAGACGCATCGGAAGGACAACCCGCTGAACATAATGAATCACCTTCTCGTCCGTCAGATTGGGAAACTCCTGAAGTACATCATCTAAAATTATCATGTGGACGTGCGGACCCTCAAGAGCCTTACCAATAGATGCGGCATGAACTCTACTTCCGTTATTGAAATATTTTGCTCCCTTGCGTATTGTCACTCTTTTATCTTCCACCTTCTGAAGATAGTTGCTCAAACGCCAACTTCGCTTACACAATTCCTCAAATTGCTCCAATTTGTCCCACGCCTGCTCCAAAGTGGCGGAAATATACAACGCGCGGAAATTTCGCTGAGTATGCATGTAGTAGGCCAGTACACATAAGCCCCATGTGGTCTTCAAGTGGCCCCTTGCACAAATTATAGCGGCGTAATCTCCTTTTTTGAAATTATCTTCCCATTCCGCGTGCATCTGACCCAATTTAACGTAATCCCCCGGCTCCAGTTCCATATAGTCCTGCATCACCTCATCTACAAACTCACCCAACGTCAAGGGCTGCTCGTTCATTATCTCCAAAGCCCCCGCTATCGCCTGCGTGATGTACTTACTGTCGTTCATACTTGTGCTTCGCTACACGAACCAACACTTCTTTAACCTTTTTGTCGTATATAATCAGCTTCTCGTAAATCTCTTGTAGGTTTTCCGTCTCATCAAGCACCTCACCAGCCTCTATAATTCTAATGATGTCAACCACCTCCTGCCATCGTAAGTAAATCTCATAAAATGCTGCTTGTATTCAAATCGGGGTATCAAATAACAGCGCGTTACCTTGTCGTCACTGTCATAATGCGTCTCTCCACCGTCTACCGCCTTGAAATTGTGCGCATCCAGCAACTCCTTCAATTTCTTGACGCTGATTATCCATAACTGCTCGTCACTTATGTTAGGAAAGTAATACGCAAAGAATTTGGCCTTGGTCTTTCGGATTCCACTCTTCTTCCCACGGCACTTGTACTCGATTGCCATGTTACCCGACCCCCCTTGGTCCATTTCCTGCTCCCAGTAATCTGTCTTGACCTCCATCGTCATCGGTTCCTCGTTATTGTTCTGAAACAATATATCATAGGCGCTGTCATCATTATACTTTATGAACTGCTTGTACCAATTACGCTCTACAAAATGACGAACTACCTGCTCTCCTTTATGCCCATCCTCCAAATCCTTGTCA